TGATACTCATATCATTATAGGTAACCATGATACCTATTTTAAAAATACGAATGATGTAAATGCAATAGAAAATCTTTATACTTCATTTGACAAAAAACATGAACCTTGGATATATACAAAATCAACTGTAGTAGATTTTGATGGCACACCTATTTTATTTGTACCTTGGATATGTGATGATAATTATGAACACTCCATGAATATGTTAAGAACTGCTAAAGCAGATTTATGTTTTGGTCATTTAGAAATAAAAGGCATTGAAATGCAAAATGGCGTTATCAACGAACATGGTTTAGCAAAATCAGATTTTAATAGATTTGATAGAGTTATTTCAGGCCACTTTCATAAACATACAGACGATGGCCAAATACATTACAATGGTGCTCAATATGAAATGACATGGTCAGATTACCAAGACCCAAAGGGTTTTCATATCTTTGATACAGAAACAAGATAAATAGAAAGAGTAAGAAATCCTTTAACTATTCATAAAAAAATAATCTATGATGATAAAAAGAAAGATTATAAAAACTTTGATTTAACGGAATATAATAATCACTTTATTAAATTGATTGTATTAAATAAAACAAATGATGAGATATTTGACAAATTTGTAGAAAGATTATATAATGAAATAACAGTACATGATTTAAATATTATAGAAGACTATTCTGATATTAAGGCCAGTGTAAGAGAAGATATTTTAGAAATGGGTGAAGATACGGTTACATTCCTAAATAACTATGTTGACCAGTTAGAAACAGATGTAAACAAAACAAAACTAAAAGAATATTTAAAATCAATTTATATAGAAGCAAACGACCATAATGCCTAAACCAAAAACACATAGAAAAGTTATTAGACAAGAATTATTTTGGCCTACACCTGTGTGGCATACTCAAATATGGGACTTTATGAGAAGTCAAACAAGAGTAACTTTTAATGAAGACATGACAAGTTGGGTATTGGGAAAAATAGAAAAAGAAAAATCGGTAAATAAATCAAATAAAGGTGGATGGCAAAGTGATATGCAAAATCCTAATGAAGAACTAGAACCTTTATCAAAAGAAATATTTGATTTTTGTAAAACCTTAAACCTAGATATAAAAAATTTAACAATTCAACAGATGTGGATAAATGTAAATAAAAAAGGCGACTGGAATGCCATACATCAACATGGTGGTTATTACGACCTATCTGGAATATACTATATAAAAACACCAAAAAATTGTGGTAGATTAGTGTTTAGAGATCCAAGAACTTCAGCTATAGGTAATTCATTTATGGTTAAAAAATTTGACAAGGGAGAAATTAGATACTTTAACGTTATGGAGGGAACATTAATGCTATGGCCTTCTTTTTTAGAACATTATGTTGAACCAAGTCAAGCAGATGATGAAAGAATATCAGTTAGTTTTGACATAAATGTTGATTGGAGAATATGATATATTTTAAAAAGTTGAGATGGCGTAATTTTCTATCTACTGGTAATCAGTTTATAGAAGTTGATTTAGCAAAGTCGCCTTCAACATTAATTATTGGCACTAACGGCGCAGGCAAATCAACCATGCTTGACGCATTGTGTTTTTCACTTTTTAATCGTGCTTTTAGAGATATTAAAAAAGAACAACTAGTAAATACAATCAATTCAAATGATTGTGAAATAGAATGTGAGTTTGAAACTAACAATAAAAAATATAAAGTAGTAAGAGGTATTAAACCAAATAAGTTTGAGATTTATTGTAACAATGTATTATTAAATCAGGATGCTTCAAATGTTGATTATCAAAATACATTAGAACAAAATATTTTAAAATGTAACTATCGTGCCTTTTGTCAAGTTGTTATTTTAGGTTCTACATCATACGAACCTTTTATGCACCTACGAGCAAGATATAGACGAGAGGTTGTAGAAGAAATATTAGATATAAGAGTTTTTAGTCATATGGATTTATTGTTAAGACAAAAACAAGGTGAGTTAAGTAAGGCCGTGGTTGATGTTAGACATAGATACGATTTAATGACTGAAAAATATGAGTTACAAAAAAAACATTTTGAACAAATACAAAGTAGAGATACTACCGATATAGAAAATAGAAAACAACAACTAAAAGAAAATGAGCAAAGTGACTATGAATACAATCAAAAGTTACAGCTACTCAATGAAAAAATAATTTCTACAAAGGCAGAAATATGGGGTGGTGACAAATATAATAAGAAAGCTAATCAACTATCTAAACTAGAAACAAAGATAGAAACAAACTTATCAAATCACAAAAAGAATTTACAGTTTTTTGAAGAAAATGATAACTGTCCTACTTGTACACAACCTATTGATAAAGTATTTAAACAAAGTAAAATATCAACAGAAAAAAATAAAATATCTGAATTAGAAAGTGGTTTAAATGATTTACTAAAAGAAATAGAAAAAACAGAAACTAAAATAAAAGAAATGAATAAGATAAATGAAAAGTTATCTGAATTAAATATATCTGTTGCCAAGGTAAATACTTCTATTTCAGAAATTAATAGACACTCTAATAGATTAGATACCGAGATTGCTAAACTTGAAAACGATAAAGAAAATACAAATAAAGTTGCTGAAGAACTTGAAAAATTAAAAGAAGAACTATTACAAATAAATGTAGAAAAAGAAAAAGTAGTAGAAGAAAAAAAATATATAGATATTGCCAGAGAAATACTTAATGACACAGGTGTTAAGGCCAACATTATTAAAAAGTATTTACCTATAATGAATAACTTAATCAATAAGTATTTACAATCTATGGACTTCTTTGTTAACTTTCATTTAGATGAAGAATTTAACGAAACAATTAAAAGTAGATTTAGAGATACCTTTAATTATAACAGTTTTAGTGAAGGTGAAAAGTTAAGAATAGACCTTGCTTTATTGTTTACATGGAGAACTATTGCCAAAATGAAGAATAGTACAAATACAAATTTACTAATACTAGATGAAATATTTGATAGTAGTTTAGATGGTCAAGGAACTGAAGACTTTTTTAAAATACTTAAAACACTAACAAATGAAAATACATTTATTATATCGCACAAAGGAGATATACTATTTGATAAATTTACCAACATAATTAAATTTGAAAAATATAAAAACTTTACGAGGTTAGCATAATGATATATGAACTACTACCACCAACTGATCCAAGAGTGTTATCAAGCATAGCGCCATTTGATGTAGAAACATTTAAAAAAGAAGAAAAGATAGAAGTAAAAGAATTTGTTGACAATATGTTTGAAACAATGAAAAAATATGGTGGTATTGGATTATCAGCAAATCAAGTAGGTAAACCATATCGTATGTTTATTATGGGTAATCATCCTGAAATACATAAAGGTAAAAAATGGGTTTGTATTAATCCTGAAATTGTTGAAGTAAGTAAACAAACAACTAGATTAAAAGAGGGTTGTTTAACTTTTCCTTTTTTGTTTTTAGATATAGAAAGACCAAGTGCTATAAAAGTTAAATACCTTAATGAAGAACTAAAAGAACAAGAAGAAGAAATGATTGGTATTGTAGCAAGATGTTTTTTACACGAATATGACCATATGCAAGGCATTGTCTTTACAGAAAAAGTAACTAAATTTAAATTAGATTATGCTTTAAAAAAAAGAGATAAAGAAATAAAACGAGTACAAAAGTTATGGCAACAGCAAAGTCAAAAGTAAAAAAAACTTATATACACGTTAACCAACACGTCATACGTGCTAATAAAAAACACAATAAAAACGATCCTGTTATTACAGTTAAATCTGGTAAAGATAATACATATTGCCATGAAGTAGAAATACTAGGACCATCTAAAGTTATCTATGGTGGAAACGAAAAAGCAATATTAAGTTGTGGTGCTAGAGTTGTGATTGAAACAACAAGTGAGGTAAATATTTTAAAATGAAACCTTGGCAAAAAGGATATGAAATAGACACATTGTTAGAGTGGGTTGATAAATTTAAAAACTATAATCAATATTGTCATAGTCCATTTTTAGAAGCAAAAAAAAACACAATTGCAGGCGCTTTAAGTGAAGGTCAAATAGTAGAAAAGAATAATGTAGTTTACCTAATTAGAACTGCTAAAACAACTTCTAAAGTAAATATGTTTAACGCAGGTCCACAAATCGCAACAGTATTAAAGGGTGATAAAGTTATACAAAAAATATCTGCTAACACAAAATCTAAAAATGATATTATTAATCTATTAAAAGAAATATCAGAACCTGTTTGGTGTCATGTGTTTGAAGAAAAT